GAAATATTAGAGCTTCTTAAAGATAAAAGAACTAAGTGCATAGTTTATACAAGGGTGATGGGATATCATCGCCCTGTAGAAGGCTTTAATTTAGGTAAAAAGGGTGAGCATAAAGAGCGTGTAAAATTTGTAGAAAGGGATATAAAATGTTGCTATTAAGAATAGACAGGTTTAAAGATATTAATGACGGAACTATAGGTAAATTTTATATAGTTGATAATGATGGCGAAAAACTTATGAGTGGATTTACTCTTGAGCCTGCAGGCCCTGACACTACTACACCTAACAAAGATAGACGCATACCAGCAGGTAAGTATTACTTAGATTGGCACGTTGGCTCTAAATATAAAACACCACATCCTATAGTATTTAATGAGCAGGTATCTAAAAGTAGAGCAATACTTATACATAAAGGCAACTATCCTCAAGATACAGAGGGTTGCATACTTATGGGAGATAGCTATGATACTAAAGGCGTATATAACAGCGTTAAAACATTAGCTAGAGTGTTTGAGTTACTTAGAGGTAATAAAGTATCTGTAGAAATTAACAATCTAATGGATTAAAATATGGCTAATGGTAGAAGTCCTGGACGACGTTCTGGAACAGGAGGTTTTAGCGGTTCTGGTAGAAGTAGGGGAGGTAAAGCCAATAGAGGTGGCGGTGATGGTAAAAACCACTCTAAAGGAAGTATAAACTCTGAAGCCCTTGGAGGAGCCCTTGGAGCCCTTGGAGCTGCTCTTGGAGCTGCTTTTGGAGGTAATACTAGAGGTAATACTGGAGGTCTAAGTGATAGATTTAAAATTGTCGGTCCTAGTGTAGGCCGAGCAGGTCCTGCAGGCTATGTAGATATGGGCAGCCTAGGTAGTAGATATTCTAGTTACGATAAATGGTCAAACAACAGATATGCATTTGCTGGAAATCCTGCCTTATCTATGCAATATACTCCAAGGACAGGTGAATGGTCTATAGTTAATAATGTAACTGGTAGAACACTAGGTAAAATGGAAAGGCAGTGGGACGGGTCTTATGAGGCAACTGGTGTTTTCGAGCAAATGGCTAAAGGTTCTCCAGCCACTTTTGGTGTAGGAGAAACATTTAATAGCTATGCTATAAACGATAAAGGCCAGCTAGATTATAGTAAAGTTGTAGAAAAATTTACCACTCGTAAAAGCACAGTCCCTGGCTATGATTATACTACTATAACCGAAACAAAAGAATGGTATGGAACTAAAATAGAAAAAGCACATTATAATCTTGGTATGGGTAATGTTAATAGGGTTGATACTACAAGGGATACTTTTCTAGGTAAATTTACCACTGATTGGCACACAATGAATACTAGAAAAGGCCCTGTAGAAGTAGGCTTTGCTACAGAGATGGCTATAGATGCTTTTGAGGCGTTTAACGCTGATTATAAAACTATAAACAGCGTAGCTAAGGTTGCCAGTTTTATATCCACAGTAGCTAGTATAGCTTTGTCAGCTTTAAACCTAGTATCTGTAGCACCATTTGCTTTAAGAAACCTACAAGCTTTTAGTGTAGCACTTAGTAGTTTAAATAATATAGCTGAAGGGTTAGGAACTTTAGCAGATATGTTTGGCGGTAATTTGTCAATAGGTTATACTGAACGTAGTTTAACTGGTGGTTCTAGTTTAACATCACATATGTTTAATGGCTCTAGCGAACTAATAGGAGTAACTAGAGAGAATTTGCCTGGTCTATATTTAACTAGCCCATTACACGGAGAATATAACTTTGCTAATACAGCAGAGGCTTTAATGCCTGTTAAAGATTATAGTATATTTAGCAGGAATGAATTTTTAAAACCAAATATACAACCAATGAAAGGAACAACAATGGCTCAAGTCGATATGCCGGTAACCTTAACCGGTATGAATAACGTAAGAGAAGGACATTTATTAAGCACCGATGAGGCTCAATATTTGAGAAATGTATCTACTATAACAGGGACTATAAAAAGCTCGAATAAGCACGGGGCTCCTGAAAACTTAGGAGATAATTACGATGCTGTTTATCTATATGATGACGATGGATATGTAGGTGGTATTAAATACCGATTAAGAGATGAGGCTAGTTTTGCCAATGTAGCTAACCAAACATTTTGCTTAAAGAACGGTAGGCTATATAGAGTTAATACTAAGAAAGTTGGTATTAATACTATAGAAAATGCTATAGAATTGCCTACTATTAGCGCTGGTAGTGTATCTATTAGAATAAAAAATAGTATAGCTGATAGTTTATTAGAGCAAATACAAACTATGATACAAAATATTAAAGTGGTAGCTCCTGTTGAGAAGGTTAATGAAAAAGAACCTAAGGACGGAACTATCCCTAAATATGTTAATATAGCCGCGACTATTACAACAGAAAATTATAGTGATGGTATAAAAGAACATCTTAAAGATGGTAAAAGATTTTTCCATTTAAAAGGCACTACTGCCGCAAATAATGGTGATAGAATAGCTATTATACTTGGAGGGTCTATAACTTATGGAGTAGCTGCGGATAAATTATGGGAAATAGACGTAGATTTACTAGACGCTTTCGGGTCTATATTAAACGTAAATAATAACGGAACTGATGAAATTTATTATGCTGTAACTGCATACGATAAAGCTACTGGAATGGAGAGCTTACCAGTAAAATCTAACTCTTGCTTTAACTTTAGTAAATTGATACATTTATACGTAGAGAACCCTAATGAAAAATATAGCCTTAAAATATACCGCAAAGATATATCTAGTTCTATGTATAAGTTTATAAGCTTACAATCATATAAAGGCAATAACGTATTTATAGATAACCTAGCTGATATACCGAGCCCGCAATTCTTAGATTTTACAGAAATTAAAGAAGTTACTGGATTAAAAGGATTAGTCGAGCATAAAGCTACTTTATTCGCTTATAAGGGCAGTTATGTTTATTTTAGTAAGCCAGGACGTCCTAACATATGGAACGAACTACAGTGTGTTACAGTTAATGAGCAAATTACTGGACTAGCCAGCTCGCCACTAGGTCTTATGATATTTACTAAATATAGCACTTATTTATTAGGCGGCACTGATAGCGTTAGCTATACAATTTCTAACTTATCTAAATCTATAGGGTGTTCTGATACGAACTCAATAGCTAATATAAAAAATGCTGTTGTGTGGATATCAGATGGTGATGTTATGTTATCTATAGGTTCTACTATAAATAACTTAACAAAGGGTAGATATTCATTTGTAAATCCTGGGGAGACTTTAAAGATAATCAATGCTATAGTAGTAGGGGATATTTATTACGTATTTACAGACACTAAGGTTGTTAAAATGGATTTTGGTCTAAACCATCCAGTTATAACTGAAATGGATATTACTAATTCATTTGGTGCTGTAAGGGACAACCAACTATATTTTGTAAATAATTCTCAGTTGTATAAAGCTTATGATAGCCTAGAATATGGCACTATGTTAGTTAAAACGGTTAAATTTATAGGAACATCTATGGATATATTAAAAGAATTTAACTACGTTAATATAGTATTAAAAGGTAATTTAAACGTAAAAGTATTTATTGATGATACATTAGTTACCGAGCAATCTTACAATGTCCAAAAACCTACAGTAGCTAATATAGGTATCCCTGTAGATTTCAACGAAGGGTTGTATATCCATCTGGAGATTAGCGGTGAGGGTCAGATATATAGTTACAGATATATCTTTGATAACCGTAACTTAAGATAACTTTAAAGTATCTTATGATATAATACAATTAAACTAAAATAACGGAGGCTTAAAAATATGAGCTGGCTTAATTATATAGGAGCAGGTATCGGTTTAGCCCAGGCTGGAGCCGCTATTTACGGTGCCCATAAAGCTAATAAGCTTGGTAAGCAACAGCTAGAAATGGCTAGAGAACAGCAACAAGCGGCAGTCCAGCGTGATGCGGAACGCAGGGCTATTTACGGAGATTTAGAGAAAAACTTAGCTGACTATTACACAAACTTAACACCTGAGCAAAGAACTAACCGTAACCTAGATAGGTATGACAAGCAGTTTAAAATGGCACAGGATAAAGTCCAGCAAAACATAGCTCAACGCGGATTAATGGGTTCAGGTATTGAGCAAGAAACACTAGCTCAAATGGAGCAAAATGCTATAAACGATAGGTTGAATATAGCAGAACAAGCCGAGCAGTCAGTGCGTAATGAGCAGATGGGCTTCTTAGGTTATGCTTCTGGACAAGGTAATATAGCGGCTCAATCCTTAGCTAATGCTAATGCACAATCTATGGGAGCTATGGCTAACCAGCAAAATAACTGGAATAGAATAGCAGATATGTCGGGACAATCAGCAGGTAATGTATTTGGTGCTTTAATGTATAACTATGGTAGAAATGGTGCTAATATGTTTGGAACTAATGATAGCCAGGGTGGCTCAAATAACTTCGGGTTTTAAAGGATAAATAATGTGGAATTTAGGTAGCGGTTTTGCTCAAGGTGTATATGAAAACCATCGCGGGCTAGACGAAAAGCGAGAGTATGAGGAGCTATCACAGCAAAGAGAATTAGCTAGGCAAAGAACACAGCAAATTATGGATAAAGATAAAATCCAAATGGAAACAATGAAATACCAGTTAGACGCTCTGAAAATGGAAAATTTAAAAATGGCTGCTGGTAATGAGAAACTAAAACTATCTGGACGCTTTTCAGACCTCGTGGACGCAGTAACTAAGAATAGAGGTAATTTTAGGAAAGATACTCAAGAGGAGATAGATGGTAATAATTTACCAGAAAATTTTGATAAAACTAAATATACTTATGACCCTGCAACTAATAAATACAGAGGTGTTAAAACTGAATATACAATGCCTAAAGATGTAGAGCAGGCAGTAAATCAATTTAAACGTGATGTAGTTATAGACCCTGATGGAAGCAGATGGATAAATGGTATTATGGGAAATGCTCCAGATAATCCAGTCATAGATGTTACATATAATCCTGCTAAGGAGGAGATGGTATTTATGACTAAGGACGGTAAAGAAAGACATATGCAATTAGATATGGTAGCTTATGGACTAGGGTTTGATAAGCAAATGAAACTAGCTGACATAAATCGTATGAACGAGGATATGGCTAGGTCTAAAGCTTTGTATGAACTTGAAAATAAAAAAGCTGAAGCATATAAAAATACCGCAGCAGGTAATAAATATAATGAGGAAGCTAGGTATGCTGGTATGGACGCCCAATCTCGTGCATTAAATGCTCACGCTAATGAGTTATCTGCCCAAGCTCAAATGTATAAAGCTACTAACCCTGAAGCTAGAATGACCACTTTTGATAAAAAGCAAGCAGAGGAGCAGAAATTAGCTGATACAGATAAACAGATTTTAGAAATGCCAGACAAAGAGGCTTATGATTTTATAGGTAAAGACCATAAAATGTTTAATAGGCATATAGCTAAAACAGCAACTCAATTACAATCAGTTCAAGATATACAAAAAGCCCAAGCTATAGGAAACAGATTAAGAAAATTTGAAGTTCTTATGGGACAGCTTAAAAACTATACTGGGGATACTGTAATAGATAACAATATAGCCGCCTTGATAACTAGATATGTCCCTGATGTCGCTACTGAGGACATAAAGAAAGCTACCAACCTAGCTACCTTTATACAAAGTTATGCAGACCAATTATCTACAGATATGATACAAATTAAATCAGGTGCCGCATTTAGCGAAACAGAGCTAGGTATTCAAAGAGATAGCTTACAAGCCTCAGTTAAAGATTTTAAATCCGTAGAAACTACTTTGGAGGGTGTAAAGGCATTCACTAAAAACTGGGATACATTAGTTGCTGGTAAGATAGGAACTATGGACCCTTACAAACAAAAATATATCTATGGTAGTATGGAACGCTATGAGGGAAATATAAATAAAGTAGAGGAAAAACAAACTCGTATATTTATGGAAGACCAAATAAATAAAATTAAGGATAAATCTCCAGAGGAACAAAAACAATGGTTCTCTACTTTATCTCCTGAAATGAAAGCTATGGCAGCTAAAATAGTAGCAGAGAGAAAGGATAACTAATGAGTGAGAAACTATTAGAAAAAGCCAGGGAGTATTTTGAATACGCCACTAATTGGCATAGTGAGTGTAGAGAGGAAGCTAAGGAGATTATAGCTTTTAACCATAACCAACACTATACTATAAAACAGCTTAATACTTTAGTTAATAGAAAACAGCCTGCTGAAACTTTTAACATTATAAAATCATATAAGCGTGTTATTAGCGGTTATCTAGCTTCTACAATATCTAACATAAACGTTAAGCCTGTAGGTATTGAGGATATAAACATAGCCTCAGTTGGGCAGGATATAGTTCAATATACGTTAAGAATATCAAAATTTAATCGTATGAAAACTAGGTTAATAGATGACTTATTACTAGCTGGTATTTGTGCATTTGAGATAAGAGTTGAGGACACTGGTAAGAAAGATGAATTTGGGACTAAAGACGTTCAAATTAAACTACGTTATCTACCTTGGGACGAAGTTATCCCAGACCCTAAATCTCGGGAGGAGGATTATTCTGATGCTAGATATATCCACAAATATAGGTGGATATCTGCCCAAGATATAGATGATACTTGGCCAGGTAAAAGCGAGGAGATAAACAAGTCTGTAGGATTTATAGGCATAGATAATCCTGATAGTGGCAAAGCCTACAAATACAAAATGAACGACAGCTTCTTAGTCATAACTAGCTACCTAAAAGAGGACGGCAAGATTTGGGAGCTAGTTTGGAGTGGAGATACTTTACTAGAGAAAACAGAAGTAACCCACTTACAAAAATTCCCTATTATGCCTATCTATCTTGAGCGTGATGAAAAAGGCTTTTACGGCATATTTAGAGAAGTTCTCGAAAGTCAAAAAGCTATTAACCAAGCCTTAATTCAGATACAACTATTAGCTAACGTTAATAAAGTTTATATTAACAAAACGGCAGTTGATAGTGTAGAGGAATTTACTAAAGTATTTAATAGGGTTAATGCGATTATACCTATGAAAGATATTCACGGCGTTAAAATAGATAATCTAAACGGCGATGTAATAGCTCAATATACTATTATAGATAGGTCACTACAAAGGATTAAAACTATCCTAAATCTAAACGATAGCTTCTTAGGTATGATGGGTTCATCAGCTTCAGGTCGTCAAATTAAGCTACAACAAAATATGACAGCCAGTGCCTTAAATTATATTACTTCTAATATAGAGTATATGTATGAGTGTATAGGTATAAATATCCTAGATTTCGCTAAGTTATTTTATAGAGCTTATAAGATGATAAGAATAGCCGACCAAAGATCTGGAGATAGGTTTATAGAGCTAAATAAGCCGTTCTTAATGCCTAATGAGGAGACTGGCAAAGAAGAAATAGTTATCAAGGATATAACCTATGATGACCACGGCAATGCTACTATTATCCCTTGGATAGAGAAAGAAACTCAAATCGAGTTTTTGGAGTATGATATTGAAATAACCACAGCTAACTATAACGAAACGGACGATATAGAAAAACTACAGCTTGACCAGCTATTGTCGGGACAAGCAGGTAATTTCTTGATGAATACAGACCCAGCTAGTTATGGTAAAGTAGTTGCCTTGAGTATGCGTGCAATGAAAACCCGCAACAGCGAGTATATAGCCGACATATTCGAGCAAGTAGCCAACAAACTTGCTGGAGCTGAAACTAGGGACCCACGAGATGCTAACGGTGGAGCTGATGTAGGAGCAGGTGATATGGGTTCTATAATGTCAGCTATAGGTATGAGCAATGACGCCGCTCCAGACGGCTATAATAGACCACAAGAATAAGGATAAATAATGGCAGATAATTTAGCTTGGCTAGATAACTTAATAGCTAATGATAAACCAGCGGTAAAAGATACTAATACAGCAGGAGCTAATGAAGCTACTCCTGCTATAGCTCAGCCAGCTGTAACTAAACCAGCTACAACTAAACTTATGGAAGCAGCTCCTAAAAGTAATGATAGTCAATTAGGTTGGCTAGATAACTTAATAGCTAATGATACTAAAGTGCAACAAACGCCAGCTCCTACTACTAAACAACCAGAAGTTAATTTAGATGGTATGACAGAAGCTCCACCTCCCCCAGGTGGATATAAAGACCCTAATGCTCCACAACCTAAGAAAGAAAAAACGTTCTTTGAAGGTGTTAGGGATTTTGTAGCTGGTGCTAGTGATGTGTTTGCTTACCCAGTTAAGAAATTTTCACAGGACCCTGTTAAGTTTGTTAGTGATGGTATAGCTGGGGCGGCAGATGTAGCTATGGATTTACACGGCACAGCTAGATATATAGCAGATATTTATCAAGCTAATATAGGTTTGCCAACAGCTGCCATAATTGATAATTTATTAGCTAAGACTGGACTAACAAAGGACCACTCAAAAGAAATTAAAGAGGATATTAAAACTGTTCAATATTATATAAAGAAATATGACGAACGCCACAATACTTTAGGTAAATATGGAAATGCTGACGCTGTAGAAAATATACTCCTTACAGCTATACCACTTATGAGAAGCTACAAGTCAGCCATAGCTTTAGAGGCTACGTTAGGAGCAGTGATGGGTGTAAAAGAAAATGCTTTGGACCCTAATCATAAAGGCCCTATTACAGATAGTATGTATGTGGATGCGGCAGTGGGTGGTGCTGTAGGAGCTATGGGCACATTTGCTATTAATAGATTAGCAGCTAAATTAGGAGAAAATGCTATACCTGAAGGTATGGATAAAGATGTATTTAACTGGATGTTATCCAAGAAACTAACTCCTGAACAAGCCGCGGATATATTAAAAGATGTCCCTAAAAACGAGCAGGCGTATAGAGCCGCGATGGCATTAGGAGATACTGGTAAGGGTGTTCTAAAACAAGCTGTTCATTCTGATAACCTATCAAACCAACTAAATATGCTAGCTAGGGAGAGAGCTAACGATATAGCTAAAGTTGGTAATACATTAAACGCCGACGAACATTTAGCGGTAGCTGGTAAAAATTTTGACGAAATATCAAAGTTAATAAATACTTATGATTTACCTATTAATATGACGGAAACATTTAAAGGTATAAGATTTATTAATGATGTTGAGGGTAAATCGTCAAGCCAGGCAATTAACGAATTAAATGCTATACGTAAGCAATGGACAACGAATGGTAAGGATGTCCAACTGGCTGATGTTTTAGAAGTGCGTAAAAAAGTAAATGCCTTAATGCGAGATGCAGATGGAGCTGATAAGATAAAATTAAATGAAGTTAAGGACGCTATAGATAACACTATAAAGACATCAGAAGTCCCAGAAGCAGTTAAAAATGCCTTTAATAAAGCTAATCTTGATTATGCAACAGCTGTTAAGAATAAAGAATTAGCGGAGATTGTAAATAAAAACATAGATAGCCACGGTCTTATGGATTATAAAAAGTATATGAAAGACCTAGAGGAGTCAGGCATTAAAACAGAGCAAGCTAGAGCTACCGCTAAACTAGCCGAAGAATACGCCAATAAGTATAAAAATGACAAGATGTTTATAGGTTCAAAAGGTTCAGATAGGTGGAGAAGTGTTATGGGACTTCTTGGATTAGCTAGCACGTATGCCCAGCAAGCAGTTATTAGATGGGGTGAATATGGATTAAATAACAAAGTGCAAGCTAAGGTTACTAAATACCTTAAAAACTCTAAAACAATGTATGAAGCCTTATCTAAAATAACCACAGATTATAAAATCCCTGAGGAGATTAGAGGTAAATTTGAGGCTGAAATGCTTAAAATAGATAAGTCAGAACTTAGCCCAATAGAAAAAGGCATAGCTCGCCAAGACTTAGCTAAGGCTAAAGCTGAGGGTGAAAACCTAAGTCGAGAACTAGAGAGGATTAATCTACGGGTAAATAAAGCTAAGACCCAAGTGTTATCAGATAAAATAGCCCTAGATAACGCTAAAGACAAAGGTGTAACTGGAAAGAAGCTAGAGTTACTAGAACAAAAATTACAAAATAGCGAGGACACTCACGCTCTACTATACAAAGACCGTTTAAGGATTGAGAGTAGAATAGGTAAAAATGCAGATACGCAGGCTAATTATAGAAAACTATCTGAGTAGCAGGAGTTAAATCTCCTGCTTTATGTAGGTAGAATTATTAAAGTCCTCTTTCTTGCTTACTTTATTATATACTTGCTCACTTATAGCTTTTTTAACTAGAATATGATTAACTAAATTAGTATTAGAGCCGTTTATATTAACTATTCTATCCCGTCTTTGTATAAACTTAGCTCCACTGTAATCCGAGCTTAAGATTATGAAATGCTTTAAATCTGATAAATCGACCCCTTCAGCGTGTGCGTTTGAGCTATATATGCGTGCATTTTTAAAATGTTTCTTTAATAGATTACGCTCACCTATAAAGTGGCACATAATACCTACATCTTTAGTATCACCAAAAGTTTTCTTTATATAGTCGATTTTTTCAGTATTGCCTAGCTCTATATAATCATCACCTATTTTTAAAATGCCACTCTCTACCATATGCAAGCTTGTGCGTAATTTCATCGTGCTATCGCATACAATATCTAATCCGCTATTAGCTCCGTTATAATAGCTAAAATCGCTTATTATTTTTGCGTTTTGCAGTCGATTATAAAAATCTCGTGTATAACTATCTAGCTCGACATAATGCAATTTATCAACGCTTTGAACTTCGCTTGAAATGCCTGCGTCCTCTTGGGTCATATATACAGTAAAGGCATTTATCTCTTTCATTAAACGCTTGGTATCACACCTATCATATTGAGCTATTTCTCTACCATTAACTTTAATATAATATGGTATTCCATAAAATCTAAAGAAATCGTAAAAGTTCGAGAACTTAAATGGGTTAAACTTAGATATAGCCATTTGATGGTATATAGTGTTAGGGCTCTCAACTATAGCTGTCCCACTTAGATGTATATGTGGTAAATCCCAGCACACTTTTCTTATAACCTTAGTTCTTTGTGATGGCTTACCTAAAGTCCCTAAGTTATGGCTCTCATCTATTATAGCTAGTTGGTAATCGCTAGGATTTACCTTTAGATAAAATCTACCTGCTTGCATTTTACCTAATTGCTCATAATTTATGACGTGGTATTTCTTAGTTAGTCCCAGCTCTTTATCTGCTAAGAATTTATCCCACCCAGAAATAGCCGCCTTCTTAGTTATAACTAAAACATTACTAACTTTTTGGCTTTTCTCAGCTATAAGTAGTGATGTTAAAGTTTTACCACTGCGTGGCTTACCAGCTAGATACACATATCCAGTTTGTTTAAGTATATCCCAGCACTCATCTGCTTTATCAATTTGGTGTTTATAAGGTTTCATAATTTCTCCAATAATTCGATGCAAAAATTATAGCTATCTGTAGCTATATCCTCATCTCCATCGAAATGCTTATTTATTAAATCCATACAATCCTTTTCGATTTTATCCCAAAAGTTTGTAAGAGTTTTAGATAAAGGTCTCCCTCTTCTTTCATTACGTGCAAAGTTTAGATATAGCATATTAAGCCCTAGAACCGATAATTCTACTTCATAATTGCTAGTGGAGAAAGCTATTGTATAGCTAACCTTTTCTAACTTTTTCATAATCTTAGATTTAACGCACGTATATATTGGCAATAAAGCCCTTATTTCAGTTTCTATCTTAGCTAAGGTGGCTGTGTCCTGCTCTGATAGAAAAGTGCCGCCTTCTTTATCCATTTCAAGAAGTCCAAGGACGTAAGCTATAATTATTACGTCCTTGATTTCTCCACCACTAATAGTTCCGTTACTCATAGGTCAAACAAACTTTCTATTATGGCGAAAATAACATCTATAACTACTAATGCTATACATACCATAAAAACTATACCTAATATGTGTAACATTATAGCCAACCTATTAGAATTGAAATTATTAATTGTGTCATTTTAATCCTCCTATAACCATTAGATTAGAATTAATATCCTCTATTGTAGCTTTAACTGCATCTAAATCCCAGCTAACTATTGCTACACCGCCAGCTTCTTTTATTTTCTTTATGTTATATTCTTGCAATTCTGAAACGTTAGTTTTAGTTTCAGGTCTTTTTACTTCTATAGCTAAGAAAATACCACGATAGCAAGCTAATATATCAGGAGTGCCAGATTTATTACTGGCTACTACCTTGACAACATAAGCACCTACACTTTCAAGATATTTAATTATCTTGCGTTGTATATCCTGCTCTTTCATTAGTCTATATCCTCGATAGTTTTATCGTCCCTAACACATACAAATGTAGGCTGGATATATGTAGCTAAAAGCTGTTCGTATTCTACCTCGATAACTTTACCGATAAAATAATCAGGATTTTGCATACGCTCATAATCGCTCAAACCACTGCCAACTTGGACAACTCTACCACTTTTATCTTTTAAAACTAGGCTACCTATCATACCTGAATACTTACCTGTGCCCTCGGTAACATCTACACAATGCAGGTCGGCTGTAGGTCTAAACTTTATTTTTATAGCTGTATTTAACCGCTTCCCAGGCTCATAAGTGTGGTTCATCTGCTTGCAGTAGATACCCTCAAACCCGTTCTTAACTACTGAATGGGCTAACTCTTTAGCTTGCTCGATAGTTAAGTCCCAACCGATAACACTAGCGGTTGTCATACCTCTTGGTAGCTCTAGCTCCTCGTCCATAAGTCTTATTCTATCACTGTAAGACCAATCCATAACAGAGCCGTTAAAGTGTAGGATATCAAATACCATAAACTTATAAGTTCCAACGCAAGGTATATTTTTCTCAAAATTACTCCTTAGATTACCAGTGCTACATCTAACACGGCTACCTAGTTTGCCATCAGTGTCGGCTATATATTCGCACTCTATAATAAAATCATCGGGATTATTTTCGCAAAGATAATCCGCTATTTCTGGGATATAGAACTGCTTACCGCCAGAAGTCCAGAACTGAACTTCTCCATTAAACTTATGTATCTGAACATAGTTACCATCGTATTTAGTTGTAGCTATCCATTTATTTGGTGCTAACTTACTTGGTGCTACATTATCTATATCTTTTCCCTTACATTGCTCAATCATTGGCATCGTCAAATCCTCCTCTATTTATTTCTCTAGCTAGGGTTATCTGCCTCATAAGCTCCAATACTTCTGAAGGTTTAACTAGGCTATAATCATTAAACACGCAAAACAAAACACGCATAGCGTCCTCAAATTTTTCGTCTTCAATAGGTAAATCTCCAACGCGTATATAACCCCATTGTCTATCTCCTACACCTTGATAAAACTTCTTTATATTAATATAGTTATCATTTTTAAATAACCCTCTACCAGTAATTAGTTCATATTGGTAATTATTTCTCATTATTGTTCTCCTGTCCTAAGCAAAGTTTTATTTTCTCGTGTCCGAAATGCGTAGCTATAATTTCGCTTAACGTAACTAAAGTTATATTACATATTTCAGCACATAACGCTAACGATTTTAAAGCGTTATAAAATGCTTGATTATTCATTTCGTTATAATCTAGCTTTATAATAATAGCTCCGATTTCTATACTATCTACTGAAGCCCTAATTACAGCAGTTGTCTTTTCGCTAAACATTGAGTTTATTAATTCAACTCCATACTTAACCTTACTCATTGCTCTACCTTGTTATAAGTAACTTCATCAAACCACTCTTTTAACCTAGATACCAAACTATCAGCAGGCACCTCATAATCATTTAATATAGAGGCTAATACTTGAGTTAGAAATCCCATAGATTTACCAGTATCTGTATCCTCATAAGCCTTAGCTAGTATTTTACCTACATATTTTTCATTTTCATCGTATTCATCTATTATAACCAAATTATGAGATTTAATATTATCTGAACCAGGTCTAAATAGTGTAAAAACAGCATAACTCATTTTAAGCCTCCTCGAAATAGACTTTATCAAACCAATCCGATAAATAAGCCATCAATTCTAGTCTTTGTATTTTGTGCTTGTCTATAATATTTAATAAAATATTTAGGACACAAAACGCTAATTTACTATTTTGGGCTTCATTGTTAAGCACAGCTACAATGTTACCTTTATGAGTAGTGCCCTCAAATTCTTTAAATATAACCTTAGTATTATCAAACGCTTGGCTAATACCGTGTTCTAGTTGAACATCTCCAACATAAGTAACCATCACAACTCCTTTGGCATTACTGCTATATAATCTATTTCTGTGCCAACTTTATTGTCCATCATTTCTACTGGCAAATTATCACTACTAGCTTGCTGGCATAAATCTATGATACTAGCCGCCTTTGCTGGCAATATTCTATTACCAAACATTAGCTTCCATTGAAATTTCTTTACGCCAAAATGTTCGTAGTAAATAACTCCAGATGTTTTAGATGGGTCTAAAATAAAATAATACTTTACTTCAGGTGTTTTGTTAGTAAATTTCATCTATATTCTCCTACCTGTTATGAACCCTACTGCAAAACCAGCCATTATCACGTTTATGCACTCTATAACCTTTAGCTTCCCAAGCCGCTACAATATCTGCTTCTGTAGGATTATCGAATATTTTATCCAGCTCCATACGCTCAATTTCTGTAAGCTCCGCTTTCATTTTAGGCACTTCATTGCGTTGTAAAAACTTTTGGTATAGCTTCTCGTAATTAGCGTCAGTGGATTTAATAAAAGTCCCAGCTTCATTTAGAAACCCTTTGCGGTCTTTAATATCATTGTAGGCTATCTCAGCACACTCAGTAATATCAGAGCCAACTAACTTAGCTATATTTACCAAGACCACGAAACAATCGCCAATATCATCTCGGCAATCTTTACCCTTAGCTATATTGTC